CTAACAATCCTTTGGTTAGCATGGGGCAATACGTCAACACCTTGAGAAGTATTGCTGAAGTCGGTGGGTTCAAGGATGCGGATATGTTCTTCAACAATCCTCAGCAAATGGCTATGGCAGAGGCACAGGCGGCTCAACAGCCGCCACAGCCTGACCCAGCACAGATGCAAGCTCAAGCTGAGATGCAGTTAAAGCAACAGCAAGCAGAGGCTGAACTAGCACTGAAGCGTGAGAAGATGATGGCTGATATAGAGCTAGAGCGTGAGAAGATGCAGATGGAAATGCAACTTCGCCAGCAAGAGTTACAGATGGAATCAGAGCTAAGGGTTGCAAAGGCGGTCACTGATTCACAAATAAGCACTAACTTACCGAGGGTATAGATATGGCTGTAGATGACCAATACAAAAGAAGTAAAGAAGCCCAGAGAGATGCTTTTGAAAAATATTTTGGCAAAAAGCCAGAAGAGCAGACAAGAGTAAAAGCTAGGCTACAAGAGCAAAGAGAGAAAAGAGAGAGAGGCTCTCGCTCTCCCAACATTGGTGCTGAAGAGGCTAGTATATCTCGATTAAGGCAAGAAGATGCTAGAGCGCAAATAGCTAAACAAGTCTTAGACGCTAAACAGCGTATGGAAGATAGACCGATGTATGAAAACCTCATACCGATGGCTGGCATTTTCAACACTGGTCAAGATATGGCGGCACAACTTATGGGTAAGCGTTTTATGGACTTACTTAATGAGCCTAGCTCAGAAGCTGTATATGACCCAAGAAGCGGCAGAGTGGTTGGGGTTCAGCATGGTGGTTTATTTGGTAGCCAAGTTTACACAGGCAGACCTGAGTTTAACCCATTTGCCCCACCGCCTAGACCAGAGAGAGACAGACCAGAGAAAGAGGCTGTACCGCCTAATCCTGTCACTGGTCAGTGTCCTGCTGGCTACAGCTATGATGCTAACGCTCAGGCTTGTATGCCAGTATTTGCTAGCCAAGTGCCAACCGCGTTTAATTATGAGGCATATACACCAGCACCAACATTATTAGACCAACCGTCAGGGTTGTTAGATGTAGCTCCTATGTTTGGTCAGCCAATGGATTTTAACTACGGTATGCCGAGAGTGAGACTTATATGAACGAGGGTAAAGCGCGTGAGAAGATTGATAGAGGAGCTAAAGCGGAAACACTGCTCCGCAATGAATTATTACAAGAAGCATTTGATTATCTGGAGAGTGAATTTACAAGTGCATGGAAACAGAGTGCCGTGGAAGATTCGCAAGCTCGCGAGAGATTGTATTTATTGTGCCAGAACCTTTCAGCCGTCAAGAATTATCTCAAAAGTGCGGTTGAAGATGGCAAACTGGCTCAATCAGCCCTAGAGGGGTTGAAAACTAACCGTAAATTTTGATAAAAGGAAAATATAAATATGTCCAACAACTCAAATGAGAATGGATTTTCAATAAACGATGCAGTAGATAGCCTTCTAAGCCCCCAGACGGACACGGCACAAGAAGAGCGACAAGAGCCAGAAATGGCTCAACCAGTGGAGACTGAAGCGGAAGCTGAAATCGAGGATAACTCGCAAGAGCCTGAGATTGAGGAAGAAGAGGAAGTTTATGAAGCTGAAGATGCTGAAGAGGAGTATGACGAGGAAGAAGTTGAAGAAGAGCAACCCCAGCTATACACCGTCAAAGTAGATGGTGAGGAACTTGAGGTCACGCTTGACGAACTTCAGAATGGTTATTCTAGGACATCAGTATTTACAAAGCGTCAGCAGGAACTAGCCGAGCAACGCAAAGCACTGGAAGCAGAGGCAGAGCAAGCAAGGCAATATAGGGATGCTTACGCACAGCAACTAGAGTTGATGAAGAACCAAATCCAGCAGACAACTCAAGCAGAGCCTGACTGGAGAGCATTAGCAGAACAGGGTTATTCCGAGAAGGAATTATTCCTAGCGAAAGCCGAATACGACAAGAGCCAACAGGAAGCTGTCCGTATTCAGCAAGAGCAACAGAGAATAGCTCAGGAGCAAGCCGCTGAGAACCAGCAAAAGATGCGTGAGCATCTGGAAGCGCAAAGGCAGGATATGCTAAATCGCATACCCCAGTGGCAAGATGATGAGAGGCGTAATAGTGAGCGACTTGAGGTAATTAAGTTCGCAAACAGAATGGGTTTCTCAGAAGAGGAAATAGCAAATGCGTCAGACGCACGAGCAATACATTTACTCCACATGGCGTGGCAAATGGACAAGCTGAAGCAAAAAGCCCCAGATGCGAAAAAACGCACAAAGAAAGCTCCGAAGATGGCTAAGGCAGGGACTCCAAAGACTAAGCAACAGGTTGCAAGTCGTTCACGGCAACAGGCAATGCAGAGGCTCAATAAAGAGCGTTCCATTGATTCTGCTGTCGATTTCTTAATGAGCCGATAAAACTATAGGAGGTTTAAATGGCTACTCATACTACAACAACTGCTGTTGGCGAACGCGAACAGTTAGCGGATGTTATCTATCGTATTGACCCGACTGAAACACCCCTTTTCTCTAACCTTAAAAAAGAAACTTCAAACGGTATTTTTACCGAGTGGCAAGTTCAAGAATTGGCATCTGCGTCAACTAACTATGCTTCTGAAGGAGCTGACAGTAGCTTTGGAACACCTACAGCCACAACAAGGCTTGGTAACTATCACGGCATCTCTGAGAAGTCTGTAGCAGTTTCAAAGACCCTTGATGCAGTAGAAAAAGCTGGTCGTGACCGTGAGGTTCAGTACCAGAAGGTTCTAAAGGGTTTAGAGCTTCGCAGAGACATCGAGAAGATGATTGGTGACACAGATGTTGCTCGTTCAGCTTCTGAGCCTCGTAAGTCAGCATCACTTACTTGCTGGATTACAAACGGCTCTGTTGGTGCAACTGCTGGTGCATTTTCATCAGGTGACGGTACAGACACAGTAACTGGTGGTGATGACCGCGCATTGACATTAGCACTAATTGACGATGCTATGCAGGATGCTTGGACAGATGGTGGAAACCCTTCACTTATGGTGATGAGTGCTACTAATCGTGCAAACTTCTCAGACCTAACAGTGTCAAACAACTTGGTACAAAATCAGGTAAATATGACTGCGGCTAAGGAAACAACATATGTTGGTTCTACCTCAGTTTATCTAACTGATTTCGGTACTTTGGAAGCTACTCCATCAAGATTTATGGGCAATGACCGTACATTCTTGATTGACCCTGACTTTGCTTCTCTTTCAACACTAAACGGACGTAATTTTGCAGAAAACGAAATTGCACCAACTGGTGATGCAGAGAAGTTCCAGATTGTTTGTGAATGGGCTTTAAAAGTACAAGCACCAAAAGCACACGCAATGGTACTAGACCTAAGCGGTTCTTAATCTAACATGGGAGAGGGCAGAAGCTCTCTCCCTAACCTTCTGGTGATATATGAAACAGATAATTAAAAAAGAAGCTGGTAAGGCGATAGATTTAGTCACAGATACTGATGGCTCACAGCGCATTGTTCAGACGCAGAGTTTTGACCCCCTTTTGAAGCTAAATAAGCACATGGCTGATGATTGGCAAAAAGGGCAGATGATAGGTACTCAGAAGCACATGGCTCATGTAGCAGAAATACCAAATATCATATATAATGAATTACTGAATAAATTTGGCAGACCAGCCGACAATCCGAAGGCTTGGAAGCAGTGGCTAAACGATAGCGAAAACAGGGCATTTAGAACAGGTGGCGGCAGAGTATGAGCATTAGCACTTACGCAGAGTTAAAGACGGCTATAGCTAACTTTCTAGCTAGAGATGATTTAACAGACCAAATACCGAATTTTATTCAGCTTGCTGAGAGCAGAATGAACCGAGAACTGGAAACACGCGAACAACAGAAGCGAGTTACAGCCACCTTAACATCTGGCGATGAGTATATTGCATTGCCTACTGATTTGCGCGAGATACGCGAAGTAAAATTAAACACCAGCCCAATTACCGTTTTAACTTATTACAGCCCTGTTGGTTTAGACCAATCTTACGGCACTACATCAACAGGGAAACCATCTGGTTACAGCGTGGTAGGCAAGGAGCTTAAATTAAGACCAGTTCCTGATTCCAGTTACACAGCAGAGATAATATATATAGGTGATTTGAATAGCCTATCAGATTCTGCTACAACTACACTATTTTCGAGGTCACCTGACTTGTATTTGTATGGCGCGCTTACAGAGGCATACACATATTTATTAGACGAACAGAGGGCTTCGGTTTACGATTCTAAGTTCACAAGAGCTTTAGAAGAGGTCAAAGTTGATGAGCAACGGTCACAATATGGAAGTGGCTCTTTGCAAGTCAAGTCTGATTATTTACGTCAACAATATGCGGCAAGGAGTTAAGATATGTCTGCAATGTCCGATTATCTCGAAAATGAGATTTTAGACCACATTCTTGGAACAGGTGCTTTTACTCACCCTTCTACTGTATATGTTGGTCTAGCAACAGCAACTTTTGGTGAGGGTAACACTGGCACAGAATTATCTGGCAGTGGTTACGCTAGACAGTCAGCTACATTTAGCGTGGCTTCTGGTGGTACTACTTCTAATTCAGCCGCTATTGAGTTCCCAGCCGCTACAGGTTCATGGGGTACAGTAAGTCACTTTGGCATTTTTGATGCTTCATCAAGTGGTAACTTGCTTATTCATGGTGCTTTTAGTGCCTCAAAATCAATCGCATCTGGTGATATTCTAAAGATAGACACTGGTGATTTAGACGTAACTGCGGCTTAAATCGGAGTAAATTATGGGGTATAGAGTACCGCTAGACAACCTGTCGGGTACGCTAGACAGTCTCAGTACCCCATTTGATACGCTAGACACTAACGCGATTGAGTGGAGTGCTACCACCCTTGATTCTATGAATCAGTGGGGTGCTTTGGACACATGGAACTTTGGCACTCTTGATAGCATAACATCGTTTGATGTTTTTCTTGGAACTGGTAGTGCGGCAACGTCTGTATCTGTCGCGTCTACTATTTCTAAGATATTAACGACTACAGCTAATGTATCTACTGCAATTACGCAGTCTACTGTAGCTACTAGGATTAGAACAGCCTCATCTGCTGTTTCTACGGCTGTAACAGTTACAAATACACCAACTATTACTAGGCTTATGTCAGCTAGTGTTGTGGGTGCGGCTTCTGTTAGTGCCTCTGCTGGCAAGACTAGGTTGTTCTCAGCCAGCGTTAATATCGCGTCAACAGTATCATCATCATTAACAAAAACGACATTCACTGATTCTTCTGTAGCAACAGCAGTAACAGTATCTGGTGTGCCGTTTAGCGTATTAGCGTTTGATGCGACAGCAAACACAGCAATAACGGAATCAACACAAGCTACACGCCTCAGAACGGTTAGCGGTGCTGTAAGTATAGCGTCTACTGTTACAGCGACACCTGAGAAGATTACTTTTGCTACAGCCTCAGAAAACATATCTGCTACAGTCACTGCTACCGCTATTGTTTTCAGAAATGCTGTTTTTGCGGATGCATCTGTAAATATAGCGGCTACGGTTGCTGGTGCTTATAATGTTGTTAAAGAAGTTGCATCATCCCAGTCTATAGCAATTACAGAAAACGCAGTATCTAAACTTATTGCTTCTGCTGTTTCCTCTGTAGATATAGCCTCAACCGTGTTGTCCTCTGCAACAAGGATTAGAACAACATCATCACAATTAGACATAGCTGTAACTGAACAGGCTGTTCAAACTATAACAAGAACTGTATTAGCTTCTGAGAATATAGCAATTACAGAATCTAACTCTGCTACTAGAATTAGAACTATGTCAGCATCTGTCTCAGGTGCTACAAATGTTAGCGCAAGTTCTAAGGCTACACTAGCTGGTGTAACATCCGTTGATATATCTGTTGAGGTGACAGGTGTTGCTAACGTAACAGCTTCTGCTGTTGCTAGTGAAAACATAGCTATAACTAATCAAGCTACACCAACAATATTACGCACAGTTTCTTCTCAGCAAGATATATCTGTAAATGCGGTGGGTGAACAGCAAAGGATTAAGTCGGTTTCTGCTTCTGTTGATTTATCTATTGCAGAATCAACCGAAGCCAAAAGAATAGTGTTTGATTCTTCTGCTGTAGATTTAAGTATTACTGAAAGTGCTATAGCCACAAAAGTTAGAACAGCATCTGCATCAGAAAGTATAGCTATTACTGAAAGCGGTTCTGCAATAAGAGTGAGAACAGATAGTTCTAGCGTAGATATCGCGGCAACAGTTACGTCAACAGCAAAAACAATATCACTTATTTCAGCATCTGAATCTATTGCGATAGAAACAGAGGCATTGGCTGGGTTGGAATTTTCTTTCGCTGGCGAATCTGTTATATCTATAGAAGGAACTATGATAGCTAAGATACTTGGCGAAGATTGGATACTAGTTGATTCTGACAATGAAACTTGGACTGATATAGCCATAGGTTCTGAGATATGGACGCAAGTACCAACAGACAATGAGGTTTGGTTGAGACAATGATTACTTTTGGAGAATGGTTGCCTGACCAACCAGAGCATTTAAATCAAGGTATTATAACTGCTGAAAACGTACTTCCTGCGGCTGTTGGCTATCGCAGTTTTCCTGAGTTTGTTTCTTACTCTAGCGCAACGGCAGATGCTAAAATCAGAGGCATATTTGCGGCAAAAGACAATGCTGGTAATGTAAAACTATTTGCTGGTGACGCGGCAAAGCTATATGAGTTCAATGCTTCTACTTCTGCGCTAGATGATGTTAGTAAGGCTGGCACTCCAGCGTATGACCTAATCAATGATGAGCGTTGGCGTTTTGTGCAATTTGGTGAGTACGTCATAGCGGCTGGCGGTATTGGCGAAGAGCTACAGAAATGGCAATTAGGCACAGATACTGCATTTTCTAACTTAGGTGGTTCACCCCCAAATGCAGACTTTATAGCTGTTGTTAGAGATTTCATTTGGACAGGCAATATAGATGAGGGGTCTGGTCGTGTGCCATATCGTGTTAGATGGTCAGGGTTTAATGCGATAGATAGTTGGACTTCTGGCACTGACCAATCTGACTTTCAAGACTTGCCCGATTCTGGCGAGGTTATGGGTTTAGTTGGCGGTGAATACTGCACAATACTTACAGAGAGAGCTATATTCAGAGCCACTTATTCTGGGCTTCCTCTGGTGTTCCAGTTTGACAAAGTTGAGAGCCAGCGCGGTTGTAGCATAAAGGGTTCGGTCTGTAATGTTGGTAGCAATGTATTCTTCTACTCTAATGATGGATTTTACCTTTTCAATGGGCAGAGCTCCACACCGATTGGTGCAGAAAAAATAAACAAGTTTTTTGCTAAAGATTTTAATCTAGGTTTTAAACAGAACGTATCAGCATCTGTAGACCCACTAAATCAAATAGCAATATGGAGCTATCCATCTATTGCGAGTGGTGATGGTACGCCAG